CATGGGATTCATACAGACAACAAATTAAAGATTGCAACACCCGACTTACCATGGGCTCAAGTTATATTACCAACAACCTCTGCTGGTCTTTCGGGAATGGGAATGCAACATGGTCTAGTAGAAGGTTCAACAGTCTTTGGATATTTTAGAGATGGTGAAACATGTCAAGACCCAGTTGTCTTAGGTGTATCTACAGGTGTTCCACAATCAGGTTATAGAGTTGATGCATTAGGTAATCAACAAACAAGAACTGTAGATAAAGGATTTAACGACCCACGTAGATTAACACTAGCAGACTATGACGGAACACCTGATGTTGCAAATCCTGAACAGGATTCTCGTAGACCACATGGTTTAACAAGTGCAATTGATTCACAACCAAAGTCACCAAAAGAAATAACAATCAATTATGATGCAACGGGTTCAACAATTACAGAGGTTGAAGCAACAGAAGATATGCTACCATGGTATCCATTATACACTGAAGAATCAGATGTGTCAAGTATTGCACGTGGTGATTCTGTATTAGATAAGAAGATTGAGATAGAAGGACACACTTTCCCCGACTCAGTTGCAGAACCAGTATATCCATATAACAAAGTGTATCAATCAGAGTCGGGTCATGTTATTGAAGTGGACGATACACTTGGTAAAGAAAGACTTTCAACTTATCATAGGTCAGGAACGTTTCAGGAGGTTCACCCTGATGGAAGTGTAGTGCAACGAATCGTAAATGATAATTATCAGATAGTTGCAAAGGACGATAAAATTTATATAGCTGGTAATGCAGACTTAACAGTAGAGAAAGGAAACGTGACAATCAATGTCAACACTGGTAATGTAGATATGAAAGTGTTAAAAGGTAATGTCACCTCAGAGATTACAGAAGGAAATCTAAAAGCAGATATCCTCAAAGGAACAACAGACGTATTATCAGAAGGTAAGATTACAATCACTGGTAATAACACAACAGAAATTATATCAGACACAACAATTACTGGAACACTAACAGTGTCAGACGCAACCACATTACAATCGACATTAGATGTCACTGGTAAACAGACAAATTCAAGTAGTATTACTGCAAGTGGAGAGGTCAAAGGTAAGGGTGTCAAACTTTCAACTCATAAACATACAATTGCTTCAGGTTCTTCTGCTGGAAAGACAAAGAAACCTGATTAGTTTGTATAAATAGATATATGGTAGATTTAGTAAATAACGGAAAAACAGTTGCAACGAAGGATATCTATTCCGATTTAGATATCTTCTTTCGTAAACACCCTATTACAGGTGACGTTGTAAGAAAAACCGATACAGATGCAATCAAAAGGTCAGTTAGGAATATTGTCTTAACTAATAAATTTGAAAGACCTTTTAAACCAAACTTTGGTGGTTCAATCAGAAACTTATTATTCGAATTGAATACTGATAGACAAATAAACAGAATGAAAATAACACTTGCAAAGGAAATAGAGATTTTAGAACCTCGTGTCAATAATGTTCAAGTTGCATTATCAAATCAAGATAATAACAAACTGGACATGACTATCTTTTACAACATAACTAATGGTTCTCCTAATCAAGAGATAGAAATAAACGTTTCAAGGACACGATAATGGCAGTAAAAAGTTCACAATTAAACATAACCGATTTAGACTTTGAGAATATATCAGATAACTTAAAGAACTATCTTAAAGGACAAGACCAATTTAAAGATTATAACTTTGAAGGTTCAAGTATGTCAGTTCTTATTGACTTACTTGCATACTCATCACACATTGGTGCAATCAACACCAACATTGCAGCCTCAGAACTCTTTTTAGATTCTGCTCAAATCAGAAAGAACGTTGTATCACGTGCAAAGGATTTAGGATTTGTTCCTTCTTCCGAAGCCTGTTCAACTGCAATAATAAACCTTGAAATGAAACAAGTAAGAAATGCAGACGGAACTTCCCCGACAACTACTGAAATGCAACTTCCACGTGGAACTACTTTTGTGACAGTGTATGACGGAAGTTCATATAACTTTGTAGTCACAACAACAAAGAGACCAACTCAAAACGGAACTTCATATAATTATAATGACGTAAGTATTGTTCAAGGGACTTATGCAACTGATTCATTTATCTTTGATAATCAACTTGCAAACCCTAAATTCGTTTTATCAAATGAAAGAGTAGACAAAGGTAAGATGATTGTTTCAGTCACCAGTGGTGGTGCAACAGAAACATACACACTTTCTACAGGTATTTCAAATATCACTACAACCTCTACTGTATATTATGCACAAGAGAATGAAGAAGGTTATATTGAAATATACTTTGGTGACGGGACATTAGGTAAGTCATTATTAGACGGAGACGTTATAGATGTGACTTATATTATAGTTGACCAAGACCATGCAAATGGTGCTAGTCAATTTGCACTTAACGGAGTTGTAAACGGATTCACAAACCATGCAGTGACTAACGTTTCACCAGCAAGTGGTGGTGCAGAAAAAGAAAGTATAGAATCAATTAAGTTTAAAGCAACAAAATTCTATACATCACAAAACAGATTAGTCACATTAAACGACTATAAAGCAAAGGTGCAAGAGTATTATCCAAATGCAGATGCCGTTGCAGTATGGGGTGGAGAAGATAATGACCCACCCGAATATGGTAAAGTGTTCGTTGCACTTAAACCACAAAATTCAGATTATCTATCAGATACAGAAAAATCATTGGTCACAAAAAAGTTAAACGATTTAAATATGTTAACTGTTAGACCTAAGATAATTGATGCAGAGATTGTTAAGATTCTAATTACATGTGTATTCAAATACAATGAGAGTGCAACGGACTTATCATTAGGTGAATTGGAAGCAATCGTAAACACTGCAATTCAAAAGTTTGATACAGATAATCTACAAAACTTCGATTCTATTTTTAGACATTCTAATCTACTTAAATCAGTAGACGACTCTAACACTGCAGTTCTATCTAATACATGTAATATTAGATTAAGAAAAAATAATGCAATTAAAGTAGGGGAAACAAAAGGATATAATGTTCTTTTTGGTAATCAACTTTATAATCCACATACTGGTCACAACATGGACTCGGGTGGAATTACAACAACAACAGGTTTTTATGTCCAAGGTGACTCAGTCAATATCAATTATTTTGATGATGACGGAAAAGGTAATTTAAGAAGATATTACCTATCAGGGTCAACTAGACTTTATCAGGATAGTGCAGCTGGAACAGTTGACTATTCTACAGGAAAGATTACAATCAATGCCATTAATATTACCTCAACAGTTAATACTAATTCATCGATTGACTTCACAGTTATCCCTTCGGGAAATGATGTCGTTGCAACTAGAGGTAATCTAGTAGACATTTCTTCTGAAGATATTAAGGTGACAGGTGAAGTAGACACCATTAGTAGTGGTGAAAGCAGTGCTGGTGTAGGGTATACTTCTACCTCAACCAGTTCATATTAATAACACATGAAACAAGTGGTCGGGAGTCCCCCGAGTAGTTTCCCATTTAATTGGATTATAGGAGGAAAATTAAAATGGCAGATAAGAAGATAAGTGCATTAACACAGGTATCTGATACAGATATAGGTGCTGATGATTTACTACACATAGTAGATAACCCAGGCGGAACACCCGTCAACAAAAAAATGACCATAGGTCAGTTATTCGAAAATATCCCAACTCATTTAGCAGTTGACGATATAACAGCTTTAACTGCAACTGCGTCTAACCTTGCATCATCTTTTGCAAGTGAAATCACACTGACTGGTTCTTCAGCAGTTGAGTTTACTTTAGATGACGGAACAGACGTTGGTCAGATTAAAGTAATCTACAAGACAGATAGTTCTTCTGCAAATGCAGAAGTCACTGTTTCATCTTGGGGTTATTCAACAGATACAACAGACCAAATCATTCTTAATGGACAAGGTGATGCAGTTATTTGTATTTGGAATGGTTCAAATTGGTTCCCAATTTCAAACCTAGGTGCTACATTAAGCTAAGATTATGTCAAACTCTGATTTTAAGATAGAAAAACTAAGTGATAGACTAGTAGGTCTTTTGCCTGATTACATTCAGCAAGAAGCTCCAGTTTTTGAACTATTCTTAAAATCATACTTCGAGTATCTAGAAAGTGAGATTATAACACTTTCTTCAGAGAGTGAACTAGACGGAATCTTGATGGAAGACAGTTTGGGGTCTGTATTAGTAGAACCCCAAACTGTTCGACCATCTCCTGATGCAGAGTCATCAAAATTAATTTATGAGTCAACTGGTGCAAACCCAACTGCTACTGCAGACCCATGGAAGGTCGGTGAGTATGTTGTGGGTTCACAATCAAAATCAGTTGCAAAAATAACTTCCTTAAATGGATTACAGGTATATGTCAATACCATACATGGAAGAGGTTTCTCAACAGGAGAAACAATTACAGGTAGAGAATCAAAACAGACTGGTGTAGTTGGTGGTTATAAAGAAAATACTATCATTGCAAACAACAAGATTTTAGACTACTCAGATATAGACAGAACGTCTGAAGATTTTTTACAACACTTCCAAACAGATTTCTTACCTTCGTTAGACCTTAAACAAACACAAAACAAAAGGTTAACAATAAAAGGTATATCAGATTTATACAAAGAAAAGGGAACTGCAGAATCATTAAAATTCTTAATGAGAATTCTTTATAACGAAGATGCAGAGATTAGATATCCCGATAACGAAACAATTTATGCATCAGAATCAGATTACTCTCAGAAGAGAAGAGTGAATATTGAAATGAGTGACTTGAGAGTTGCACCAAGTTCAACAGACAAGATAACTCAATATACTGCTACAAATAGAATACAAGCAGAGTCAATCATAGAAAATGTATTCCCAATCAATGCAGAAACAGGAGAATACTCTTTAGAGATTACTGATAACCATCAAGGAACTTTCTTAAGAGACCAACAGGTCACATTAGTAGATAGAGATGGTGTCACAACAACAACAGGGGTATTAAAAGGTATCGTTTCAGATATCGGTAGTGATTCTTCTTCTACTTATATTCAACATGACGATGACGGAGACATATTATTTGAGTCAGGTCTACCAGCACAATTTTCTAGTGCATCACTAGTCGCAACTGGTGGAGTGTATGACGGAAGTCAAGTAAATATAGAAACTACTCATGGTGGTGGTATATTATTAGAACAATCGAATGTGGGTTCTCTATATTCTTTAAATGATTCAATAGAATTTTCAGGTGGAAAACTCAATCCTAATGCAACCATTTCTAAAACAGTTATCAATGGTCTTTTAGAAGGACAAGTTGATGAGATATTTATTGAAGATGGTGGAACAGGATATAAAGGTGGAGACCTAGTAGTATTTGAATCTAATAGTAGAGGAAGTGGTGCAGAAGCTGTGATTGGTTCCATTGGGGACGAAATCATATTAGAGGGTGCAACTGTTTGGGGTCAATATGAAATTACTGCAATAGCTGGACAAACACTATTCACAGGAAAAGATAATAATGGTAATTCAATTATTTTCAATGACGAGTCTGTTGAAGTTTATATAGACGGGGTTCTTAAAACACATATCACTGATTATGAACACAAGAACGATAGAGTTATTTTCGGGGTTCCATTAGGTGGTGGTGAGTTAGTTGAAATTTATACTAAGAAAATGAGATTACTTAGTGAAGACGGACAACCAGTTCAACAAGAAACCACAAACTCTGAAATAAGAAGTGTCTTTATCAAATCAGGTGGTATCGGTTATACAGAAGTTCCTAAAGTATTTGCTGGTGGATACCTTTACTTTACAGAAACAACAGGTTTCATAGAAGGTGAAGTTGTCACTGGAACAAATTCAAATGCAACGGGAACTGTTTTAAAGGTTGAACAAGATAACAAACGATTAGTTATAAAAAGATTACCAACTGATACGGGTGCATTTGTAAGTGGTGAAGAAATCACTGGTGGAACTTCTCTAACAGTAAGACTAAACACACAATCAACAGTATCTAGTGGTGAAGGTGCAAAATTATTTGCATATTCTGATACCATTGGAGGAGTTGGTTCACTTAATATTACAGAACAAGGACATAAGTTTACGGAAGATGCAGTTTTAAATTCAACTTCAGACTTCCCTATGTTGATTACTACACCTAGTGCAAATCTAAACAAAGATTTAGTATTAACAGGAAGAATATCAGGAACAACTGCAAAGGTTGTATCATATGATGCAGACCGACACATTTTAACATATACAGATTTAGACGGACTATTCCTTTCTAACGAATTAGTAGACTTCAATTCAGTTGATACATTTAAGATTTTAAAATCAAATCCATATCAAGCTAGAGGTTTGGTTTCAGGTGAAGGTGTAATACAAGAACAATTACTTGGAGATAAATCTACACTTGATGCAAGTGCATCTAATATACAAGACAGTTTATACTACCAAACACATTCATATGTTATTAAGGTTGGAGAAAGTATAAACAAATATAGGTCAGTTGTCAAGGATTTATTACACCCTGCTGGACACGTATTCTTTGGTGAAGTTGCAATCAAACAAACAGTTGATACAACTGTAGAAGAACAAATTAAATTTAGACCTACAATTGTAATGAATGGAGACCCAGTCTTAACTAATCCAACTGCATTTGCAAACTCAATGAGACAAATACTTCTTTGGACTACTGATGCAGAAATGAATGACCCATTGGTTATTTTACAAAACGAATCTATTCCTTCACCTAATACAGACCCAAGAACTGGTGGTGCAATAACAGAACCGAACACTGAGTATGGTGATTCGGAAATGAGAAGTAGACATTTAAATATTTTTAGAATTAAATCAGTTGCACTTGCAAGTTCATATCAAACAAGAAGAACAGAACAACGAAATGATATACAAACAAAAAATGTGTCCGTTGTTAATAATGGTTCTCAAAACGTATACTCTATTGATTCAGTTAACAATGCACCTTTGACTTTAAAGAATGGACACATATATCACTTCATACACTCTACTGGACACCCATTCAAGTTTTCAACAACAACAGACGGAACACATAACAGTGGTTCAGAGTATACAACAGGTGTCAGAGTTATTGGTAATAACATAGTTGAAATAAGAATTACTGAAACTACACCAACAAATTTATATTACTACTGTCAGTTCCATAGTGGAATGGGTGGAAGTATTACAAAAGACAGTTCAGATGCAATGCAAACAGTTATTGCATTAGATTCTGCAGACCACGATTACGTAGTAAGAAGTAATGAAAGAAGACCTTCCGATAAAGGTAAAGTAGTATCAGTCGGAAGTTCACAAGAAGAACTACTGATATTAGAAGATGGTGGTAAAATTGAGAATGAAGAAATCGTTTACACTTTTGCACTTGAACCAACAGATGCAGAGATGCAATCAGGTAATATCGTAGGTGATTCATTCTTACTAGAAGATAATAGTAAGGTGATTATGGAAGACGAGACTTTTGATGACACTTATATAGAGAGATTCTTTACAGAAAGAGCTCATACATTGGTATCATCTGCACCATTAGGTAGTTCTTTAAGAAGTCTAAATACCATAACAGGACAACAAGTTTATAATATATCTTACTATCTAAAAGACGAAACAGATAGTGATGATTTTACATTAGAAGATGGAACAGGTAATATAATGAGTGAAGAATCTAAACCCGAAGGTATTAGTATTTCAGACCTTGACACCTATTTCCCTAAACATACAGTTAACTATTATTCAGATGTTCCAAATTTAAGGACTAATATTGCATTTAGTTCTTACATTAAGTCTGCATAGTGTTATAAATAGTATTAATATAGTCTGAGGAGATTAAAAAAATGGCAGCAATAATAACGGAAAAGTTTCGAATCCATAATGCGAAACAATTTAAGGAAGACTTTGGTGAGAGTGCCTCATCAAGTTATATATTCATAGGACGTTCATTCGATTGGACTGATGAGAACAACCCACCAGCACCTGCGAATGCAGTTGGTGAGGAAATAGATTCATATGCAGACATGATTGCAATGAAAAAGGTTTCTACATCAGACGTATCACATGGTCTAACAAGACATGATTGGACTTCAGGAACTTCATATGATGAGTATTCACACGATTATAGTGCAACGAATACTTCACCAGCTTCTGCAAGTAATAACTTATATGATTCAAGATTCTTTGTAATTACAGATGAATACCATGTGTATAAGTGTATTAGAACTGGAAGAGATTCATCAGGTGCAGTCGTTGTATCAGATGTAAAACCAACAGGAACAAGTGCAACTACTTTGATAACAACTGCTGATTCGAACGCTGCCTCAGGTCGTGGTTATGTATGGAAGTATATGTATACTATTTCTGCCTCAGAAACAATTAAATTCGTGACTAACGACTTTATACCAGTTAAAACAATTGGTGCAGTTGCCTCAGTAGACGGAACAGGTTCGGGTGGTGCAATTGGTTCAACTGCAACAGATGACGGAACAGGACAATGGGACGTAGAAAACTCTGCAGTAAATGGAGGTATTCACCACGTATCAATCACAGCAGGTGGTTCAGGTTATACAGACGGAACATATGCTAGTGTTCCATTAGCAGGAGATGGTTCAGGTGCAACATGTAGTGTTATCGTATCATCAGGTGCAGTGGTTCACGTAGATATCACAGCAGTTGGTTCAGGTTATAAACGTGCTTCAATTAATGTTGATGGTATTTCAGGAATCGGTGGTGGTTCAGGTGGAATCTTAAAACCAATTATTTCACCATTCTATGGACATGGTGCAGACCCAGTTCAAGAACTTGGTGGAAACTTTGTTTGTGTTAATGCAAGATTAGAGTTTGCAGAAGGTGCTGGAGATTTCCCAATTGACAACGACTTCAGAAGGATTGGATTAATACAAGACCCATTCACTGTAGGAACAACAACAGTTGCAACTGCAACTTCACTAGCTGCATATTCACAAATGACACTTTCAAGTGTGACGGGTCTTTCAGTAGACAACCTAATACTATCTGCAACTTCAGACGGAGCTGGTGTTGCAGTATCAAGAGTTGTATCAATCAGTGGTTTAGTCGTTTCACATGTCCCAGTTGCAAATAGTGCTGGTGGTTATGTAGACTTCACTAGTTCTGATTCAGTTTATGTTAGTGGTTCTTCAGTAGGAAATGTAAATTCAGTAAACGCAACATTTCCCGAAGTAGAAAGATATTCAGGTCAAATCATGTATGTTGAAAACAGAGGTGCAGTGACAAGAGCTGCAGACCAAATCGAAGATATCAAACTGATAATCGAAATGTAATTTAATGGGGACACAAAGTCCCCTACAAGAGAGTTAAAATGGCAGAGAAAACTGATTTAAATATATCACCCTATTATGACGACTACAGTGAGAGTAATAACTTTCAAAAAGTTTTATTCCGTGCAAGTAGACCACTACAAGCAAGAGAGTTAACTCAATCACAATCAATCCTTCAAAATCAAATCGAAAGATTTGGTAATCATATATTTGAAGAAGGTTCAATTGTCACTGGTGCTCAAACTGATATTGATATGGAACTTTACTATGTTAAAGTAAAGTCTTCCAACCCAAATGTTAATGGTGATACTTCAGTTGAAACATATAGAAAATCTTTCCACGGGAAAATAATACAAGGTAAAACAACAGGTGTTGTTGGTAAAGTAGTCACAACAACTGCAGAAACAACAGACGACAAACTTACATTGTTTGTCAGATATCAATCACAAGGAACCAACTCAAGTAATTCATTTACTTTCTCAGCAGGAGAAGAACTACAAGAAGTCACTGTAGACGAAAATGGTGCAATTTCAGTTAATTCATCAAACAATAATGAATTTACAGTAGATGCATTAACAGTTAGTTCAAATCCAACTGGAAGAGGTTCAATTGCAAATATCTCTGAAGGTGTTCTCTTTATTAGAGGATTCTTCGTAAAGGTTCCAGCACAAGAACTTATCTTAGAAAAATATTCAGGTGCTCCTTCATACAGAGTTGGTATAACAGTCACAGAAAATTTAATATCTTCTTCTGAAGACTCAAGTTTATTAGATAACTCACAAGGAACAACAAACGAAAATGCAGCTGGTGCTGATAGACTTAAATTCAATTTAGTCTTAAGTAAGTATACTCTTACTACAACTACTGATACAGATTTCGTAGAGTTAGTTAGAGTTAATAAAGGTTTAATCGAACTCAAAGTAGATAAACCAATATACAATGAAATAGAACATACAATGGCACGAAGAACTTTCGATGCAAATGGTGATTTCGTTGTAAGACAATTCGTTCCAACTTTAAAAGAACATTTAGACGACTCAACTAATGGTGGTGTCTATACAAAGACAAATGGTGGAGTCGAGAGTAATTTTGTTATGCAAGTATCGCCAGGTAAAGCATATGTTAAAGGATACGAAATTGATAAAATAGGAACAACATCAGTTCCATTGAAAAAAGCAAGAACAGCAATATCATTAGATAATGCAAACACTCCAATAAGATTGGGGAACAAATTAAGAGTCACAAATATTCATTCATTACCCGAGTTTGGTAATGAGGGTGGTATAGATACATTAGACCCATATCAATTAACAGAATTGTGGGATACTGCACCAGCAGTCGCAGGAGTAAAAGGAACTGGAAATCTTATAGGATATTCTAGAATTAGAAACATTGACGAACACACAACAGGTGTTTACAATTTATATCTATTTGATATTAAAATGTTTACTAAGGTCACATTTTCTTCACTATCTAGTGGACAAGTTGCAATTAGTGATAAGTTAACAGACCTCACAACAGGTGCAACAGGTATTATTGCAGAGATTGATTTACCAAATAGTTGTGTATTATTACATGACGTAGTAGGAACATTTCAAGTTTCTAGTGGTATTGCAAGTGAAGGTATCACTGCAACAACAATAGTCAATGGAATTACTGCAGTTAGAACATATAATATAGATAGAGTTAGAGGTGTTTCTCAAGATTCAAATAACTCAAACAGAGAAGTGTTTACTGCACATACAGTTTTAGATTCCGCATTTAATTTAACTGGAACAGCAATATTCGGTAATACTACAAGTCTTACAGGTTTCGGAACTAAATTTACTACAGAACTTAAAGAAGGAGACGTTGTTCATAACCCTGCTTCAGGTCAAGATTTAGTTATTAGTTCAATTACAAGTGATATACTTGCAACACTTACAGTTGCTTCAACTGGTGAGTATCAAGGTGGTTGTTCAAGATTACGTGCAACACTTTATGACCAAAACCAAACTGCAAACATATTTGCATGGCCAAGGAACTGGGTTAAGACACATACTGGTGAATCAATTCAAATACGAAGACAATTTACAGCTCAGTTAAGTGGTGGTTCATTCTCAGTAGATTCAGGTTCAAACGGAACCTTTGCACCAGTGAACAAAGATAACTTTACAATTGCAGTGATTGAAGCTGCTGGTGGTGGAAGTTTATCAGCAGGAGATTTAATTGACCCTGATTCAATCTCAAATTCAGTGACTTCTTCAGGTTCAGGTCAACAAATAACATTCAGTGGTATTAATGCAAATAACGATACTGCAGTTGTAAGAGTATCTTATACAATTACAATAACAGACCCCGTTAACAGAGATAAGACATTAAGAGCTGGAAGAATGTTAAAGGTCACAGGTTCAAAAACATCTTCCTACATGTATGGAACTGCATACGACCACAAAGAAATTACATTGGGTGTTCCTGATGCATATAAAATTCGTGGAATTTATGAAGGAGTTAGTGGTGATGCATTACCACCTTCATTTATTACAACAACTACAACTGGAACCTTCGTTGTTAATGAAGAAGTTGTAGGACAAACTTCAGATGCACGTGCAAATATTGTCACCTTTAGTGGAGACTCAAACGTATCATATTTTTATTACACAAACAACAATGTATTTACAGATAGTGAAAATATTATTGGTCAGACTTCAGGTGCAGTAGGAACAATTGCAAGTATTACAACAGGTTCACCAAACATTACTTCAAGATATTTCTTTGACAATGGTCAGAGAGATGGTTTCTATGATTTATCAAAATTAGTTCTAAAGCCAGGTGAACCTACACCAAACAATAAAATCATAATAATATTTGATTACTTTCAATCTTCAGGTGGTGGAGACTACTTTGATGTTGAATCATATTCTTCAATACCTTACAAAGATATACCAGTCTATTCACCAAATAAAATAGACTTGGGTGGATTAGAACCCGATGGAACTTTTGAATTATCAGATTCAGTTGATTTCAGACCACAAGTTGGTCAGATAATAGGGTCTACTACCTTTGCAACAAATGTGAGTCAAGACCCAACTGATGCAAGTAGTGTTGTAGACTTATCAGATGCATCAGGTGTGGGTGCAAAATACGCACCTTTTGCCTATGCAACTGGACGTTCTTTTGAAAGTAGTAGAACAGGTATTGCAACCACTTTTGCAAGTGCAACAGACACACCAGTATCAGGTTCAAGTGTTGTAGGTGACATATCTTTTTATGTTGGTAGAATAGATAAAATATTCTTACATAAATCAGGAATGTTCCAAGTATCAACTGGAAATCCTTCAATATCACCAACTAAACCTAAAGCTATTGATGAAGCAATCGAAATGTTTGAATTGTCAATACCACCTTATACTAATAAGTTAAGCCAAATCAGAGTAAGGTCACAAGACCATAGACGATATACTATGAAAGATATCGGAAAGATTAACAACAGGGTCACTAACTTAGAAAGAATCACTTCACTATCATTACTTGAGAAAGATACTCAGTCAAAACAGATTTTAGATGCAGACGGATTCGACAGATATAAGTCAGGTTTCTTAGTAGATAACTTCAGAGGTCATAAGATTGGTGACGTAAATCACCCCGACTATAAGTGTTCTATCGATACAAAAATGGGAATGTTAAGACCACAATCTTATCAACAGTTCTTCGACATATCTTTAAATGAAGCTGCTTCAGGAAACTATCAAAAAACTGGAGACTTAATAACACTTCCATATAGTGAAATTGCATACGTAGACCAAAGTAAAGCATCTCGTTCAATCAATGTTAACCCATACCATGTATTTGCATTCGTAGGTAATGTCAAGTTGACACCCGAAACAGACATATGGCAAGATACAGAACAACTACCCGAAGTTAGAATTAACAGAGAGGGTAATTTTGATGCAGTATTATCAGATAACACAAATGCACTTGGAACAGTGTGGAACTCATGGCAGACCACATGGGCAGGAGAACCTTCTACAGTGTCTTCAGAAGTTCAAGCAACTTCAAATGGTTCATGGTCAGGAGACCCAGCACAAGGTGGTGAATGGGTTGCTGGTTTAGAAATCACTAGAGAAATTACAGAGACACCTGAAATTCAAACAAGAACAGGTGTGACAACAAGTGTAGTAGAAGATTTCGTAGAAACAAGAAACGATAGAGTCGTATCAGTATCAATTGTTCCTTTCATACGTGCAAGAACAATTGAGATTGATGCAACTAACTTAAAGCCTGGTTCAAACCATTATTTCTATTTTGATAATCTAGACGTAAACAAATTTGTTAGACCTCAAAGTGGAAGCTACTCACAAGACGGAGGAACAACAGTTTCTTCAGGTTGTAAAACAGATGGAAACGGAAGATTACGTGCATTCTTTGAATTACCAAATAATTCAATTCATAAATTCCCAACAGGACAAAGAGAATTAAGAATAACATCTTCTGCATATAACTTAAGTAATCCTGCCTCAAATGGTAGTGCAGTTTATCAAGCACAAGGATTATTACAAGCTTCACAAACTGAAGTTGTCTCTACAAGAAATGGTAGAGTGGTTATGGAAAGATTACAAGGTTCAAGGTCAATGTCAAGAAGGGGGGAGAATTTAAACTCTGCACCTATAGATACAAATGCACCAGCATTGCCTGATGCACCAGCAGATATCGTAAGAGTTAATGACCCACCAACAGACCAAGTGCCAGACCCAGCACCCGACCCAACACCAGCAGTTCCCGACCCATTACCTCCTATTCCAGTTGAGTCACCAGTATTTTTTGAAGAACCAGTGGTTCAGTGGCCAACACCACCAAGAGAACTTCCAATCATTATTAATGATGCAAGAGACAGATTTGATGGTGAGAGATTTGGAAGAGGTTCAAGATTAGACAGAGGTTGGGGAGACCCACTTGCACAATCATTCTTATGTGAAGCAGACGGAGGTATGTTCTTATCTTCAGTAGATACATTCTTTGAAACTAAAGACACTTCTATGCCTGTTTCAGTAGAAGTTAGAACTATGGTTAATGGATATCCTGGCCAAACAGTATTACCATTCTCTACAGTCACACATAACCCTTCTGCAGTTAACACTTCTTCAGACGGGTCAGTTGCAACAACATTTACTTTTGATTCACCAGTATACGTAGAAGAAAACGTAGAGTATGCATTGGTTGTATACTCAAACTCAAATGAATACAATATGTTCATTTCAAGAATGGGTGAGAAAGACCTTGCATCAGGACAAACAATCGCAGGTCAACCATACGCTGGTTCACTATTCTTATCACAAAATGCTTCTACATGGACTGCAGAACAAACTGATGATATGAAAATCAAAATCAAAACTTGTAAATTTGATACTTCAAAAATATCAAACTTAAAATTTGAAAACGATGCATTACCTTCATCAAAATTACAAACAAATCCAATAGAAACATATAGTGGACAAAATTATGTTAAAGTATATAACTACTTACATGGAATGTATGATTCAGTAAGTAATAAAGATAATGTTGTAATGTCAGGTTTAACTGGTGATAAGACTGGAAGTGTTTTAACTTTAGGTAGTAATACAGTCAATCAGACTCCAACAGACGGAACATATCTCAATAAATCGATTAGTTCAGGTTCACTTTCAGGGGTTGATGCAACACTTGACATAGTAGTTTCAAGTGGTGCAGTGTCTAGTGTATTAATTAGCAATCCAGGCGGTGGATATCTTTCAACAGAAACCCTCGTCATATCAAGTTTTGATGGACAAGGAACAAATATATCAGTAGAAGTTGGAACAGTTGGAGACACAATAGGTGGTATTCCAGTTGGGTCACTGAATGCGACATTCACACAAATTGCAAATAGAGGGATTGATTCATATACAGTAATACCCGATATATCTGCATACGATTTAAAAGCGGGATATACTGCATTAGTAGATACAGTTGGTGGTGGAAGTGTTGCAATGTCAACAAGAAACTATTATTTTGATGCAATCCACACAATGATTCCTTCTACTTCAGTTAAAAACACTCAGATTCTTTCAAGTGTTTTAACAACTCCAATGAGTTCACCCGAAGGATATGTAAACGGAACTTCATATATAAGAAGCACAACAAGTGACTTTATAACATTGAATGATAATGCATTCTTTAGTTCACCAAGTGTGGTTGCAAGTTCGATAAATGAGACAAGTGAAATGTCTTCTTCAAAATCATTTCAGTGTCAATTACAACTTGCATCATTTAACCAAAATATTTCACCAGTAATTGATGTGGGAACAGTTGGTTGTATTGGTATTGCAAACAGATTAAATGACATTGACAGTAGTTCAGATGTCCCTACAGGAACCACATATATCGATTCTAACGAACCCGAAGGGGATTCTAATGCAATGGTATACGTGACACGTAAAGTGAACCTTAAAACACCTGCTACAAGTCTTAAAGTAATTGCAGACTTCTTTAGACCACCTACTACAGATTTAAAAGTCATGTATAAGATAATTAAAAATGACGAAGACATACCATTAGACGATATTGGATTTGAATATTTCAATACTAGTGGTGTTCCCGATATTTCTGTTGAGAACGATGGTAGAAACTTTAAAGAATACGAATTTACTGCAAACGACTTACCCGAATTCAGTGCCTTTGCAGTGAAGATTGTGGGTCAAGGAACAAACACTTCCGTAGTCCCATTGGTGACTGCACTTAGGTGTATGGCACTTGCATAATGAAAGATATTGAGTATATAAAAGTTGAAGGTCACTCACATTTAGTAAGAGACGATAGTTCACATGGAATTGTTAATACGGATATAGAAAACTACAAATTAACAATGAAACGTAGAGAACTTATGAAAACAACTCGTGAAGAGATAAATACATTAAAGGGTGATATGGACGAAATTAAATCCTTATTAACCAAACTTATAGAGAGATAGAATGGCAAAAACAGTAGACCAATTTAGCACTATTGAAAACTTTAGGACGAAGTATAATGAACTTGCAGTTGATGTTGGTGAGTTATCGGGTTTAAGAACTGAATCAACTACAAATGTGGTTGATGCACTTAATAGCCTTGAAGATAAGTCATTCTTTTTTCAAGAATTCCAATACGTTGCAACAGCAAGTCAAACAGTATTCTCGGGTAATGATTCAGACAACAACTCACTTGTTTTTAGAAGTGGAAGAATTCAAGTATTTAAAAACACAAACCTCTTAATACTAGGAACAGATTATTCAATCGGTGGTGCAGACGGAAACAAACATACAGAGATTACACTTAACACAGGTGCAAGTGTTGGTGATGTTGTATCAATTTTTGCATACACTGGTTCATATATTGGTAGTTCTATTGGTGCTGGTGGTGGAGAAGCTGGTCAGTTCACTGAAACAGCAATAAACACAATTTACAATAAAAATGCAAATGGTGTTATCCTAAATGGTTCTTCAACTGGTAGAACTACTTCTTTATCAACAAGTGCAAAAATAGAATTTGATTCTAATGGAACTGGTGTATATTCACAAGAAGATATTACACTTGCAAATGGTAAGAATTTTGTTGGGAATCTAACTGGAAATATCACTGGAAATGTCACTGGAAATGTTTCGGGGACTTCAGGTAGTTCAGGAACAGTTTCAAGTATATCTTCACATAGTGCAAGTGGTTTATCAGACATTAATTATACCACAACCCCAACAAATGGTCAAATTTTAGTATGGGATAATGCAAATGGATATTGGGAACCAGCAACTAACCAAGATATGTCATCATTAAGTGGTGATTCAGACGATATCACTGAAGGAACAACAAACCTATTTTCAACTACAGAAAGAATTCAAGACGCAGCTGCTTCAATGATTACAAGTGCAACACACAGTAATATATCAGTTGCATATGATGATGGATTGGGGACACTTACCTTTACTGCTGGTGCAACATATTCAGATACAGATGCAAGAGGTGCCCTTCAAGGTGGTGCTGGACTTAATTACAACTCAACAACTGGTGAGTTCGGTGCAAATACCTCCAATGGAATCGAGATAAATAGTGAT